AAGAAGCACAAAGAGAAATGAATCGCTACCTTGATATTTTTAGACGACATAATTTAACAAAGCTAGCAGCTGCAAAGCCTGGCTTAATAGAAACAAGAGCTAATAAAGCTACAAAAGAGGTATTTGATGCAATCGAAGAAATTAGTAGGAATATTGATTGTCTTGACAATAGTGCTAACGAATTGTGCAACGACAAGACAGATTAGTGTTAGTGCAAAGCCAGTAGATAGAGAGATAATACAACCTGCATTACCAAGAGAAATAGATTTAAAAGAGCCCAAGTGGTATGTAGTATCAGATAAGAACTTAGACGAGTTTTTAGAAAGAATTAAAAAAGATGAAGGGCAGATAGTATTTTTTGCTATGTCAGTTCCAGACTACGAATTGATGGCATATAATACACAAGAGTTAAAAAGATTTATAACAGAACTACAACAAGTAATAGTATATTATAAGGAGGTCACTACAGTTGCTGATTAGTTGGTACAAGAATTTATTTAAAAAGAAAGAAGAAAAGAAAGAGGACAAATGTCCTTACATGGAATTTATTGAAGAACAAGAAAAAGTTTTAAAGAGGAATGATAATGGCACAAGTGCATGAAATGATTTATATGAAGATGACTAATGGAGAGTACATCTATGGTAGTAATTTAGATATAGGTAAATATAGTGTAAAATATAACTGTGAATGTGAGCGTGAGTTTGACCATGTTCCTCCTTGTAAGTTAGAAGGACAAGGCGGATATTCTGATGGCTCAAAAGCATTTAAATATGTGGGTACAGACCATGACCCAATGACACATTCACACCCACCAAGTAGAGAAGAATTACATATTGATGCGTGGGGTAAAAAAGTTTTCAAACAAACAAATGGCTGGGATTATAAAACAGGCGAGTTTCACTATAGTGAGAAATGGTAAAATTTATTAGAGAGTGGTGGGCTATGTATAAAGCAAGTAAATGGTTTGATAAAAACCCTGCTGCTCAAGCTAGATTTGAGGATTTAGAAGATTGGATTGAAGAACTCGAAGAAAGAATTATAGAATTAGAAACTAAAGATGAAGTTTCAAAAGAGTCTGTTAGAAAATGGGCTGAGGGAGAAGATAGTGGCTGATGAAAGATTTAGTGGCGATATGTCTCGAAATGAAGTTGAAATAGACCTTAATAAGTTTATGGAAATGATACAAGAGAATAATGATTTAAAACAAAAGATTTTTGAACTAGAACAGTCTGACAAAGCAAATCCGTGGCAAAAATGGATACATTTATCTGCTATGGTAGATGCTTGGAGAATATTTCCAAGAGCATTTTTAGGAGTATATATGTTCTTATTGTACTATTCTACAATGTGGTTTATGGAGTTAGAGGCTCCAACATTAGAGCAGTCAGGTCTAATAAGTATCATTGTGGGTGCGGGTGCAGCATGGTTTGGACTATATGCAGGTACAGCAAAAGATAAGATAAACTCAAAATAGTTCTTGACTTCTAGTTTCATTTTTAGTATAATATATCATTATGAATATTTTTATATTAGATGAAAACATTGAAAAGTGTGCGCAGTATCACTGCGATAAACATATTATTAAAATGATACTAGAGTCTGCACAGTTATTGTGCACAGCACATTGGATAAATAAGTATGCAGGGTTCATACCAAGAAAACTCGAAAGTAAAGAATGGGAAAAAGTTAGAGAGCAAAAGACAAATGACCCTCGTGATTTCCCTTATCTTCCTACTATGCATAACCACCCTTGTAGCATCTGGGTACGCAGTAGTCTCGACAACTATGAGTGGCTCTACAGACTCACAGATGAACTCAATAAGGAATACGGATATAGGTATGGAGGTAAGTCTCACAAGTCAATGCATGAGGTTGTATCTAACCTCCCCATACTCGATATACCTCGGCGTGGACTTACTCCCTTTGCACTCGCTATGCCAGATTCATGCAAAGGAGATAATGCAGTTGAGGCGTACAGAAAGTTCTACCACGAAGATAAAGGTACCTTCGCAACTTGGAAGGTCAGAGGACAACCAGAGTGGTGGGAAGAAGAACTAGCTTGGACTGAAAAAAGGATTACTGCACAATGAGAGTAGTAAAAAAGAAAGCTCATGAGAACCTTACTGATGAAAGTATCAGTAAGGTTATTAGTTTATTAAGACAAGATAGTCCTATTACAAAGAAAGAAGCTTGTGAAATTCTGAATATTAGGTATAACACGACCAGACTTCAGAATATAATTGATGACTTTGAACAAACTCTTGCTAGAAAGGAGAGGTTCAAAGCAGAAAAGAGAGGCAAAGCTGCTTCTCAAGAAGAAATAAGTCAAGTCGTAAGGGGCTACATTGATGGACAAAATGTATCTAACATTGCAGAGGGAATGTATCGTTCTCCTGCATTTGTAAAAAATATCATAAATAGATTGGGAGTTCCACAAAAACAACCTTCTAATTATAATAAAAAGAGAGATACACTTTTGCCTGATGAATGTGTAGCAGAAGAATTCCAAGTGGGCGAAAAAGTTTGGCTTCCAAGAGAAAACAACTTCGGTATAATTTTATACGAAATTACAGTTGAATATGCAAGAAGTAAGCCTGGCTTAAAAGAATGTGATTACTTACAAAAGTATGGCGCTAGAGGATATAAAGTTGATGTTTTAACGCCTTGCGATTTAAGTGATACACTCATGCCGTGGCTTGATGGAAGAAAAGCAGGATATTATAGTTTTGCTCTCGCTTATGATATAGGGAGTATTAAACACTTGGAGAAATACTTGTGATAGGAAATAAATATGGAATTAACCACCACAATAGCAGTATTCTATTTTGCAGGAGTTCTAACAGCTATGTATAGTTTATACATACCTGCATGGAACTTTGTTAGAGCAGCACAGCCGAATAATATGATGGTTAGGCTAAAAATTAGAGCCGCGCTTGTAGTATTCGTTATGTTCTCTTTAGTTATGCCTTTTTTGATTTTTGTTATGCTAATACCTAGTTTAACTGACTCATTTATAAAAGGTTTTGCAAGAGGAATGATGGGAATGAATGTATAATGGCATATAGTAAAGAAGTAGTAGATAGATTTGAGAAAGTCCTTAAAAATCCAAAGGACTTTGCAGTTGGTAAATTTGACCCACAGGCACCCAATGTAGCAACAGCTATGGTGGGAGCACCTGCGTGCGGCGATGTCATGAAACTACAACTTCGCCTCAATGATGAAGGAATAATAAATGGAGTCAAATTTAAGACTTATGGTTGTGGCTCTGCCATTGCTTCTTCATCTTTGTTTGTAGATATGCTACAAGGCAAAACAATAGAAGAAGCAAAACAAATAACAAATAAAGAAATCGCCGAAGCACTAAGCCTTCCTGCAATTAAGTTGCATTGTTCAATTTTAGCAGAAGAAGGAATACGAAAGGCTATCGAAGATTGGGAAGGAAAAGTTGCAAAAAGAAAGCATAATCAGTAAAATGCCCAAAAGAGAATTTACAACCCCTCACAGAGTTGAGTGGCAAGACCATGTAGCTAATATTGTTAGAGCAATAGACCTGCATCAAAGAAAGTTAGTAAATTCTGAAGATAGCTCACATCAATTGAAGCAAATTGTACTTTTACAGCAATGGCTTCATACTCAAAAAAGTTATATCATAGGAAAAGAAGAAGATGAAAAGTGAATTATTAAAGTTATTAAAGCTACACTTACAAGGAGAAGTAGCAAAGCACAAAGCAAACCTAACTGTTTATTTTGATAATCCTGCAGGGATTGGAGAACACCCAGACATCATAGAAGCAATGCGAGGAGAACTTTCAAAGTTATCCGCTGCTGAAGAAGATTTGCAGACTTTAAATAAGCATTTTTCTGAGTAAGTCAAAAATAGTTCTTGACTTCACCTCTAATTTTTAGTATAATATAATAATTAGAAAAAGTAAGTTATGAGTGATAGATTTTATAGTCAAATGATTCAAGCAACTGGTTGGGCACCTGGCTTTAGAAACACATCATCTCGTAGCGAATATGAATTAAAATTTGGTAAAACAAGGAGAAAACGAATGGCATGGGACGATGCAAAGAAGGCGCAAGCCGTAGAAATGTATCAGGAACAAGAACCTACACCTGATACTTCTGTGGAGATAGTCAAAGATATAGCTGAAGAGCTAGGCGAATCTCCAAACGGGGTAAGAATGATACTCACAAAAGCTGGAGTATATGTTAGAAAAAACCCTGTTTCTACTTCAAGTAAATCAAACGGAAATGGCGGAGGAAGAGTGAGTGTTGCTGATGCTCAGGCTAAACTGACTTCTGTTCTAGTAGATGCTGGACAGAATGTAGATGAAGCTATCATTGCTAAACTTACAGGAAAAGCTGCCGTTTACTTTGCCAATATAGTAGAGAACATACACAGTTAGCATTGCTGTTGCTGGCAAGGGGGACTAGGTCCCTCTTGCTTTAGTCTTACCTGTCAAGACCACCTCGACAACTAACAATTCAAAATATTTTGTTGGATTAGTTCGGAGGAAGAATGACAAAAGATGACTTCAAGAAGAAGATAGATGAAGCAGGGGACGCAGTAATAACTTATAAAAGTCTAAGGTCAAGGAAACAAAAATACAATATATGTACTAGAGATTTCTCTACGAAGTATATACAAGAAAAGAAAACTCGTGCAAAGGAAGACGCTTCCACAGTGCTTTTGTTTTGTTGGGATACTGACTCTTATAGATTACTTAAATTTAAAAGTGTAATTAGCATACTACCGTTAAACAAGATACTAAAAAATGATTGATTTAACGGCACCAAGTATCTATGAAAAAGTAATTCAGGAAACTGACACAGAACAAGTGCGTCTTGTCATAAATACCTTTCGAGAAACAGAATACATATCAATAAGAAAATACTATCTAGACTTCGAAGAAGAATGGAAACCCAGTCGAGACGGTATTACAATGCCCATTGATTTCACAAATACTAGGAATCTACTTGCAGGAATGCTTGAAATAGTTTCCCTTGCTGAAAGTAAGGAAGTTATTGAAAAAGAATTTAAAGATGTCCTAGACCAAATTTACCTCACCTAAAAATAGTTCTTGACATTTGGTTTAAAACTTAGTATAATATATCTATGATTATTAAAGGTAGTATGAATTATGACCAATTCGGTCGCAAACTCAAAAGAAAAGGAAAGCTCCGTTCGTCTAGTCAGGTCAGGACGACTGCCTGTCGAGCAGTTAGCAAGGGTTCAAATCCCTTACGGAGCGCCAAGAAACCTTCTTCTACAAAAGAGGAGTTTCTTGAAAGACTTAAATCAATATCGAGTAATTCTACATCAAAAACAGATTGGAAACTTGAAGAAAGTAGAAAACATACTGTGGCTCCAGCATACAACAAGGGAGCCTATCAAGTTATACCTAAAAATGAAATAAAGGATATAGGAAGATGAGTTATAATCCGACAACAGAACTTGAAGCATTTATCAACAGAGCTAGAATAGCATACTATAATGGTATGCCTCTAATACCTGATGAATTATATGATGTATTAGAAAAGCGTTCAGGTTTAATAGAGGATATTGGACATGAACTTGAGCCAAGAGATTCTAGATTTAAACACTTATACCCTATGTATTCTTTACAAAAAGTCTATGAAGGAGATAAGCCTCCCAATTATGGAAGACACCCTGTAGTAGTTACCCCTAAGCTAGATGGTGCTGCAGTAGCTTTGACATACTTAAATGGAAAGCTAAATCAAGCATTAACTAGAGGAGATGGTACAGCAGGGCTAGATTGTACTCCACAAATGAGAGAATTATTACAATTCGATTTACCCGAAGAAGCTACAGCAATACCTATTCAAATAACAGGAGAGTTAGTGGCTCCTAAAACAATTCCTAATGCAAGAAATTATGCAGCGGGAGCATTAAGTTTAAAATCTTTATTTCAGTTCAAAGAAAGACAAGTATTCTTTATAGCATATGGAATACAACCTTACTTAGAGGAGTCTTATACTGATAACTTAATAAAACTTAATGAGTGGGGGTTTGAAACCTGCATAGATAGTCCTTATTTAGAGTTTCCTCATGATGGCGAAGTATTCAGAGTAGATAACAATAATTACTTTGAAGAACTTGGCTATACATCAAAACACCCAAGAGGAGCTTTTGCTCTAAAAGAAAAGCCTGATGGCATAGTAACAAAACTATTAGATGTACTATGGCAAGTAGGAAAGAGTGGTGCAATATCGCCAGTGGCTGTACTAGAGCCAATAAATATTGATGGTGCTATAGTATCAAGAGCAACTTTACATAATAGTGCAGTAATTGAAGGTCTTGGACTCGAAATCGGCTGCATGGTAGAAGTTATAAGGGCAGGGGGAATTATCCCCCAAGTAATATCACGAGTGGATTAATTATGAAATTTAACTACAAAGTAAAGGTTGAGTTTAAAGACAAACCTGTAGGGGCAGTATATACATTTGAAAGACTAAGTGATGCTTTAGACTTTCAGTATAGAGTGTCAAATATGAATGAATGTAAATTTAGTTTAGTAGCAGAAGAAGAAAGTGAGCAAAGACAGATTTGAAAATACTTATCGCCCTCTTCCAGACAATGTACACTTAGACTACTCTCCCATCGATGGCATGGGAATATTTGCTAAGTATGATTTAGATGGAAAAATATTTATAGGGATAACTCATATTGCGCCTCGCAAAAAAGATTTACCTAGACAGAGAACTCCACTCGGAGGCTTCATTAATCATAGTGATAATCCTAACTGTTTTATAGTAGTAGAAACAGATTGGTCAAGAATGTATACAGTACGACCTATAATGCAAGGAGAAGAATTAACAGTTTATTATACAGGATATTAAATGAGAAAATTAAAATTTATTTACGTTTGTATGTTTATTTATTTATTTGGATTCGCTATAGTAGCGTGTTCATCTATTCAAGGTAGTTGGGGAGCAAAACAAAATACTAATCTTTGTTTCTTCAATGCAAAAGGAAATCCTATTTGTCAAACTCCAATAAAAGGCACTATGCTTTGTGGTACGACAGAAGCAGGACAAAAAGTTTGTGTTGATATGAAACCTGCTTCAACTTACTAATGGCTGGAGGCATATACAATGCGACTTACTTCAAAAACTATCCCGAAGAATGTGATAGAGAAGGAGTATTGTATGGTGTTATTCTAGTAAATAAAGAAACATTTGAAAGAGAATGTATCAAAGTTGGTATTGCTAGTGGAAAAGACTGGCGTCATGTCGTAAAGAGAAGTAGAGGCTTTAGAGGATATGATTTAAGAATACAACGAACTTACCACTCTACCCTATTCCATGTGTGGCAGATTGAGCAACTGCTACATGAAAAATTTAAACACGATAGTTATCAACCTAAAATCAAATTTGGTGGACATACAGAGTGTTTTAAAATTTCTTCGCTCATTCTTCGGGACTTCCCGAAAAATAGTTCTTGACAAATCATGTCCGATTTGTTATAATATATGAATATAAAAATTGGAGAAGAAAGAATTGAGAGAAATAGTTCCACCCACACATTGTCCTGCTTGTAGCGCAGAACTTGTATGGCAAAAGGATATACTATACTGCATGAACAAAAATGAATGTCCTGCTCAATCTACCAAAAAAGTCGAGCATTTTGCTAAGACTCTAAAGATTAAAGGACTTGGTCCTGCAGCAGTAGAAAAACTAGACTTATTCTCAATCTCTGATATTTATAATCTAACCGAACAAGATTTGATAGAAGGGTTGGGTTCAGAGAAATTAGGTACGAAGTTACACGCAGAAATTGAAAAGAGTAAGACTGCCGACCTAATCACTCTCTTACCAGCTTTTTCGATACCGCTGATAGGTCAGAGCGCTTCAAACAAGTTTAGAAATAAAATTTCGACTATTAGCGAGATAACCTTACAAAAATGTAACGAAGTTGGTCTCGGACCTAAAGCGGCATCAAACCTTGTAAGCTGGTTAGAAAACACTTTTCATTCCGAAAAGTTTTACGAGTTGCCGTTTTCATTTACTTGTGAGATAACCTTTACTGAAGAAAAAAGTAAAGGAACAGTTTGTATCACAGGGAAACTGAAGTCATATAAGACTAAAGCTATTGCACAGCAAATTTTAATGCAGAACGGATTTGATGTAAAGGACAATCTCACAAAAGATGTTAATTACTTGCTAAACGAAAGTGGAATCGAAAGTGCAAAAACACAGAAGGCTCATACAATGGGCATAACAGTATATAACAATATAAAACAATTATTAACGGAGAATAATCATGGCACTACCTAAGTGGACAGATGAAAGAACTCAACAATTAACTGACTTTGTTGGTTCTGAAAGCCCTATTTCTCAAGCTACAGTTGCTGAAGCAGCTGAGCAATTAGAAACTTCTACAAGAAGTGTTTCTTCTAAATTAAGAAAAATGGGTTATGATGTTGAATTAGCTTCAGCATCTGCGAGCAAATCTTTTAGCCAAGAGCAAGAAGATACTTTAAGAAACTTTGTAACTGACAACTCTGGAAGTTACACTTATGCAGAAATTGCTTCTAACTTTGAAGGCGGAGCATTTTCAGCAAAATCAATTCAAGGTAAGATTCTATCTATGGAACTTACTGGTCATGTAAAACCTGCTCCTAAGCAAGAAACAGTAAGAACTTACACTCCTGAAGAGGAAGAGACTTTTGTTTCTATGGTTAACGATGGTTCCTTTGTTGAAGAAATTGCAGACGCTTTAGGCAAATCTGTAAATTCTATCAGAGGAAAAGCGTTATCTTTACTTAGAAGTGGAGACATTGACGGAATACCAAAGCAAAAAGAAACTAAAGGTTCTAGCAAAGCTGATGTCTTAGCTGACCTTGATATTGCAGGTATGACTGTTGAAGAAATAGCTGACGAAATTGGCAAGACTGTAAGAGGCGTGAAAACAATGTTGACCAGAAGAGGTCTTCAATGTGCTAATTACAATGGAGCTGCTAAAAAAGAAATCGGTTAATTAGCAATGTTTAAGTAAGGGAGTTCGCTCCCTTACTTATTCTTGGGAGAGATAAGTGAATATTGCTAGTGCTTTACTAAAACAAATTATTGTTGAAAACGACTTTGACACTTGGTCAGGGCTCAAAGATATTTATCTTCCGAGCGAGTATCAAGGGATTTATCGTGCCCTAAGCAAACATATTGACACATATCAAGAACTTCCTAGTCTGGAAGAATTTAAAGCAGGATTAAGAGATAGAAGTCTACAAGAAAAAGTAGTCGCTATGGAATTAGTCGAAGTAGATGTTTCTGCTGACCTGTTATTAGATTATCTCAAGAATGAATTTACCCAAAGTGAAATACTGAACGAATTAGATGAATTTGTTGATAGTACAGTAGCTATTGCAACAGCAGAAGAAAGTATAGAAGGACTACAAGAAATAGTTCTAAAGGTAAGTGATAAAGTAGATGTTAAGCCGCCTGAAGAAAGTATGCAGGCTATCAATCTTTTTGAAGATGATACTGAACTCTCTAGGTATTTACCTTTAGGATTAAATAGTGAATATGATTCACAAATACAATTCTCTCCCAAAGACTTGGTACTTGTGGGAGGCAGACGAGGTGCTGGTAAGTCTGTGACTTGTTGTAATTTAGCAAGTACAGTTTATGACTCAGGTCGTTCTGCTATTTACTTTACTATTGAGATGGATAGTAGACAAATTCTTCAAAGAATATGTTCTATCTCAACTGGTGTACCTCTCAAGAGATTACGCAGTAAGAATCTTTCTAGTGAAGAATGGAATCTAGTTGGAGGTTGGTGGGCAGGTCGTTTTCAAGAAAGCGACCAAGCCCTCCATGATTTTGAACGAGATAGAGACTTTGAAAAATTTCACAGTTCTCTCTCAAAACTCAAACTAGATGAAGAAAGGCAGATAGATGTAGTTTATGACCCAGCACTTAGTTTATCGAGAATGCAGTCTGAACTTGATAAAAAAGTGAAGTCTCTCGATGTTGGAATAATTGTAGTAGATTATCTCAACCAAGTCCGCCGACACAATGTGCCAAGTCGCTCGGGGCAGTATGATTGGACAGAGCAAATAGAAGTTAGTAAACGACTGAAAATATTTGCTCAAGACTATGAAACATTAGTCTTTGCGCCTTATCAAACTGATGCGAGTGGGGAAGCAAGATTTGCAAAAGGAATATTAGATGCGGCTGATGCAGCTTACTCATTAGAAACATGGGAACAAGAAGATAGATGTATGACATTTAATTGTGTTAAAATGAGAAGTAATGTAATGTCTAGTTTCTCGTCTGAAGTTGATTGGGAAACTTTGAAGATTGGTCCGCACTCTGCACTTAGTCCTAAAGAAAGAGAAGCAGTAGAAAAGTCAATGAAAACTGGAGAGGCAGTAGACGACTTATGATATGGTATACAGAAAAACAATTAGAA